GGTTTGATGTTAAGGCCATAGAACCCACCACTAGCTGGTCCTGCTTGCTTGAGCAGCATGTTTGCAGCGCCTGAATTAAGTCGGAGATCTTTCCCCTTCTTATTCATAGCATCCATTCGCCTAACTACTTTACCACTATCTATTCCCTTAGAAAGATCAGCTAGTTCGTTTCTGGTTATGCCACCAGCTTGAGCAATCTTTAGGTTCTTAGATAGAGAGTTTTTCTTGCTGATGGCAGCTTGCTGAGCAGTGGCAGTTTGTGCGTCACTCGATCCAGTCGCCGTTCCTGGTGTTGCAGCAGTAGCAGCAGCAGAGCCACCTTTATCACCACCATAGTAGCGACCACCAGGACCGAAGTTTTCATTCAGCCACTCTTGGCCACGGCCATTACCAGGGTCAGCCATGAACAGCACACTGCCGTCAGGACCGATGCCATTGGTTGCTCCAGGGACTTGATAGCCCTGCAGCTTGTAGAAGTCGTTCGTTCCACCAGCATTCAGGCCGCCACCATAGAGACCCTTATAGATCACACTGTCAGGATTTTGAGAAGCTACTTCTTGCGAGTAGCCTGCGTCGTACTTACCAGGATTGTTAATAACATCCTGATAGTTGATCTTCATATTGTTAGTAGGTGCTGCCTTAGCTGCCATCTTGGTTGCAGCAGCAGAGCTAACACCAGTTTGTCGAGAGATCTTCTGTGCAGATGCACCAGTTGCAGCTAGTGTCTTCGCTGCTTCCCGCTTATCATTCTTAGCCATTGTAATCTTCTGAGAGACGATGGTTTATCCACTCGACCACAGAACGTTGGCCAGAGCGGTACATTATGAGAGAGTGTAGATCATCCGGGTGGGGATTAACTACAGGAAAGTTATCCTCTAGTTCTTGCAATATTGATTGAAGCTGGAGACCAGAGGTCTCAAGCATACTGAGGGAGATTGGGGTTTGCATGTTCAAAGAACGCAGGCATACGAGCACGTTGTGTTTCGATCAGACCTTCTGCTTTACCTGCATACATCAAGCTGTCACTCTGATCAAGCCAAAACTGTTTGTCCAGGTACTTGTTCTCAGACTTTTTGAGTGGCTGCATTACCCAAGCAATGGTTGCCTTCCTGAGGCGATCAAGAGAAGGAGATACAGTGAGATTAAGCTCACGACATACCAAGCTATTCGTTGCCACATGGACTTGCTCATCCCGTGAAATGTCTGCACTTACTGTTCGGAGACCAGCGTCACCATTAAAGCGGAAGAAGGGGAGTAGAACGAAGAAAATTGCACGCTCGGCCACCATTGCTTTGAGGACCGTGTGATCTGGATGCGTCGTCCAAGCATCGCGGAGTCGAAGGGCTTCGGCTTCAGCACTTGGGTCAGTGCCGAGAGCTTGGGCGATGTAACCGAGAGCCAAGTCGTGGTTGACTTCGTCTTGGATGTTGGATCGGAGTAGGTCCCGCGATAACTCTGGAACTTCATTCTTCAGTGCATCTTGGATAAAGTCGCCAACAGGTAGTTCCATATGGCGAAGGGCGAGAGCCCGGAAGATGGTTTCCTCCGAGCCCTCAACAAGTTGACCCGCAGTGGTTTGCACTGGAGTCCACTTACGTTTGCGATTAAATAGTTTCTGATAAGGGTTCATTCGCCGCAATTACAATCTGGAGCAGGGTCATCATTAAACAACTCGTCCAGGTAATCGTCGATATCAGATTGAGACAACGCAGCATATGCGTCGGACTTATCCTGAACATCTCCCATTACCTGCAAGCTGTAATACAAAGAGGTTTGGGGGCTGTTCAGCCACTCCTCGATGAATGCTTCGTCGTAAGTAACTACGTCACTCCACGAGTTGAAGCTATATCCATGAAGAAGCCCAGTCATAGAAAGCAGACGGACAATACCGTTTGCCACTTTGAAATAATCATCCCAGCCAACTTCAGACGCGATCTCAACAGGACCGTAGTCAAAGCTCTGGACGCCAAAGGTGCCGCTGTCACGGTCCACTTGACGGGCAATGGGAGGAGCGATCTCAGGGGTAGTGGTGTACCCATCGAGATCCTTGTAGCGGTAACTGCACGAGGCAGTAGGTGCAATGGCAAAGGCACGCACCATCTTGTTTGCCTTGGCAATCTCTGCAGCCTCACGGATACCAGCGTGAAGCTCGTGAGCCAACACCGCAGCAGGAGTCCGTTCATGAGGTTCGTTGTTGACGATGTACATCAACGCCTCACCAAACTCCTTGTAGGTCACCCCTTGTTGACGGAGCAAGTTGGAAAGCCCAAGCATTCCGAGACCGACCTGGCGATCAACCTCTGGAGTGAGGTATTCACCGCTGTCTCCAACACCTGTTTTTGAGTGGAGGTGACACAGTTCGGACATTCCACGTGAAAACGCAGATCGAATGTCATCAAATTCGCATGCCCCAAGGTTGACATGTTGCAGTAGACAGGTGCCCCGTGATGGCAAGTACACCTCCAAGCAAACATTTCCGTAGATACGTTGTCCATGCTTATCGACTTTTGTTTTGTTGAGCCAAACGTCGCCGCGTTTGATGGCAAGAATCAGCGCTTCCTTGACTTCTGGCGTGGCAAGATTCCACCAATGGTAATTAATGTTGACGCAACGCTTAACCCAAGGCAGCTCACTACGGCTAGCAGTAATGAACTCAAGCACATCAGGATGACTGAGATCAAGATGACATACAACTGCTCCATTTTTGTAGACACCTCCACGCCTCAGGATTTCATTGAGGGTGGAGTATATCTTTGCAAACGAGACTGGGCCAGAAGCAACCAAGCCTTTGCCGTTCTCAGCTCCCTTGGGTCGTAGTTTGGATAAGTGGACCGCCACTCCTGCTCCATAGCGGAGAGCATGGCTAACAAATCGCCAAGACGCTTCAATTCCATTCTCTCCCTCCATTGTGTCTTCAACAACGAAGACTGTGCAGCTCACAGGTAGACGAGATGTCGGATCATCAATCCAACTTTGTACACGGCCAGTACGTGCGATGAGTTCTTTTTCCACAGTAGTATTAGACAAGATCAATCAGTGAAGGTTCTTTGTAGTTAGGTCCTTTGAGGATCTTTCCATCCTCACGACGTATGGGTTTGCCGTCTTCCCCAAGCTTGCTCATGTTGCTGGCATGAACTCGGTTATGTGCTGTTTGCAGATCCCAGCCAAAAGCTGCAGCCATCTGATGACAGGTGACGACCACATCAGCAAGCTCCTTCAGCATGTGCTCTCTAGCTCGCTTGTTGGTGATGTCTTTCTTCAGATCGAGATAAGCATGGGCAAGTTCAAGATGTTCCTCATCGATCAAATTCTGCTGAAGCTTCAAAGAGGAAATCGTCAGCCCGAGCGGCAGCTCGTAGGCTCTCCGAAATTCGTGTGCTGCTGTTTCGTAGAAACTCACGTTCGTTTTCAAGGTAGTGGATTGCTTTGGTGAGATCGTCAATGGGGTCTTCTGTGGGTTTCTTTCCACAACGAGCGATGTATTTGATTGCATTACCTAGATGGAAACTCAGTTGCTGTTCTCGGATGAAGTCTCCGACTTTCCAACTACTTCCGTAATGCTCTGGACTGTTGGCCATTGTTTGACAAGGTTAGAGACAGTGTTCGTGAGGACAAAGTTCTGATGTTGCAAGGCAAGAAGAACAGTTATGATGTCCTCCTTTTTTGCTTCAGGCAGCAAGTCGTTCAGGCGTCGCATCTTGAACTGCTGCTCCACCGTCATCTCTATCACTGGTGGTGGGGGTCCAAAGGATTGGTTCATCGGTGTCGAAGTTGTAGTCGGAGTGTTGGAGAATCCTCGCGAGACGTGCATTAAGAAGAGCATCATCAGCAGTCATTCCTCGTTCTTCAAAGGTTTGAACAACTGTTTCCCAACAGCAGCCATGTTTATCAAGAAGAGCATCAGCACGTTTGATGCCAATACCAGGAGCACCTGCGTAACCATCAGTCTGGTCACCACTCATCGTTTGAATCAGATGCCAGCGATCTCCTTCTTCCTTGGTGATTTCAATCACAGGATTTTTGAGATCAAACAGTAGCCCTGGTATCTGTCTCATGTCCTTATCGGGCGAGCAGATAATCAGTTCGTTCTCTGATTCAATTGGATCGGTGGCGTAGATACCAATGGCATCATCAGCTTCCAGATTGTCAACCATCATGGTGACGTAGTTGTCACCACACCAGTTGAGCAGGCGTTTGTATCCGCATGGCTTCTTCCTATTTCGATGTCCCTTGTAATCCGGGAAAATTTTTTTCCTGAAATTATTCGGGCTAGAAAAGAAAAGGATGAAGTCATCGAACTGACCCATGCATTCAGCAATAGACATCAGCTCTTTCTGGAACATCTCCAGCACTTCAGAGAAACGACTGGTGACAACGATTACGTCGTCATTGAAGTCGATCTCATCTTCACAAGCGGCACAGGTTTTGTACGCAAGGAAGTCTGCGTCAATAAGTAAAGTCATCGGCCTTGCCCCTTACGCAATTTCTTTGTGCCCTTTGGGAGTGAGCGGGTTCCGTTGCCTTGACGAGTATGCTTGAACTTAGCTCGTGATTCAAATTGTTTCTTGGCTAGGTTTGTTTTGGATTTGGTTGTGGGCATTTAGATAGTCAAAGGCTTTTTGTACAATTAACGAGTCATCGTGAAAGCATCCCAAGCCACGATTGCACCGGTCGCATATGTAACCGCGAAATGTGCTACTAGTATGCGAATGGTCAAGTATCCATACTTCTGTGTGATACCCACATATTGGACAAGCCCCTGGTGGCGGTACAGGGTTTGCTTTACGAAGACGATTCCTTAATGCAGACATTTCTTTTCTGCACTGCTTACACGTATTTCTTATCCCACCTCCTGTTTGAAAAAGATCAAACGCACTTAAGGGTTTTTCCTCTTGACACTTAATGCACTTCTGACCAGTTGGCTCCCTTTTTAGCTTCGGCTGCAATAGGGACTCGCATCCCGTAATATTCGCCAGCGAGAGCTGCTGACAATTCAAGGTTAAACATTAGAGTGTCCGCATGAGCGGGGTTACATTCAAACTGAAGCTCATCATGAACAAATGCCAGTTGATCAGCTTCAATATTTAGTTGTTTAATTTGATCGTTAGCGATGACCATCCATCGCTTTGCAATGACACCAGCTCCTGATTGCAGAAGATAGTTCAGAGCTTTATGGGGTCCATCAACAGCGATACGCCGTCCATCAATTGAATTGACGTAGCCAACTGATTGAACCTTTTTCTTGACGGCCTCAACAAGATCGCTAAGACCTTCAATTGCATCAAGATACGCTTGCCGTATCTCTGCCCCTTTCTTCTTTGCCTTATCGGCTGGAAGCTGAGGGTCATAGGAAAGTCCGATCTTTTCGTTCCCTGCCCCATAAAGAAAAGCATAGGTAACGGTTTTGACGAGCTTACGACTAATGCCAATCTTGTCGGCATTAACTTGGTGGATGTCGCCATTAAGCAAGATCTCACCATAGCGGCCACTGTCATACTTACTAAGGTAATGCGCGAACATCCGCAACTCGATGCCGCTAAGATCGGCCCCAACCATGCATAGTCCTGGAGTTGCAGTGAAGAGTCGTCTGAATCGTTCATCAGATGGGACTTGGGCCAGATTTGGGTTTCTATGGGCACATCGGTGAGTGTTAGTTGCAACGGAGCAGTGGTGATGGATTCGGCCCTTTCTGACAAGCTTTAGCCAGGCGTTGTTGCCGTCTGACAACATGCCAAGCTGCTTAGTCAGTTCCAAACACTGAAGAAAGTCCAGCGCAATTGGAGTACCTATGTCCTTTAGAACTACTTCGTCAATAGCTTCTTTTCCTGATTTTGTAAATTCAGTTGGTTCCCATCCGTAGAACTCTTGCATGACCCATGCGATGTGATCTCGCGAGGTTGGGCTAAGATCCTTGATGCGCGTAAAAGGGCATCCAGGTAGATATCCCTTGGTCTTGTTAGAACGACGAGGAGTAAACTCGCCTCCCGCAACGAAAGGGTGCCGCTGTCGAAGAGATCCTTGCAGCGAGTCAAATGCAGATCGTAGTTCTGATTCCAACTCATGAGCGGATCGTTCGTCGAAATGCCATCCATGCAACTGTTGTTTAGTGAGGATTTCTGCTACTTGGTGCTCAAGCGTGACCCATTCTGGGACTTCAACTCCTGATCCTCCTTTGCTTGTTGTTGGATCTTTTTCTGGAAGTGATTCCATAGTTTGTGTGTGACTTGTAAGTCCTGTACGCAATAGTCCTCCATGTCTTGAGACCAGTTTTTCCAGTCAGTTTGCTTGGCAAAGCCACCCTTGTACTCACCTAATCTGTAACCGTATGCCTCTAACGAATGTCGTCCGTAGAGTTGGAGTGGCATGTGGTTCCACTTCCTAATACCATCAATCTTAAGCAGATCAGGATGATACAAACGGCTAAGAATAAGAGTGTCAATGGTCCGTGGTGGTGTGAACCATGGGTAGAACTTCTGGATGACTGGGATGTCGTAATTAATTACGTTCTGCCCAATGATCGTGTCAGCCTCCTCCAGCATCGTGATGGCACGAGCAATAGGTGGCTGATTACCCTCATCGTTAAAGACATAAACCTCATTGTTACCAAGGTCTTTGATAGCAACACAGTGGATGGTCGTAAGGTTGTCGTACAGTCCGTCAGTCTCGATGTCGAAAAGTAGGTTCATCAATAGACATCATTAGGTTGCCAGTGTGGGTTGACTCCGTAGTACTCAGCAAGTACTTCAAACAATGCTTCGGTAGTGATCACAAACCCTTCACCTTCAATCTCACCCCGTTTATGCATAGCCAGGAGTTCTTCCTTGGTGCAAATGATGAGTGTTTCAGTGTCATCCATCGATAACATTTGCGGGGTACTTAATGACAGCCTCTAATTCCTGAAGCGTGTCTGCCCGGTAGGGTTGTGCTCGTTGCACCATTTCTGGTGAAGGAGGGTTGGGTCGCTTGAGCAGCGATTCGTAGTTAGAAATCCGTTGTTGGGTCGAACTCTTGTTCGGATTCATGCTCGATAAAACGGCAAGTGTTAAGGTCATAAATAAGGTCACAACAAGGGCCAACTTCTCCGCTGTACCGATTCTTGAGTACTCGTACAGTTGTCGCGGAGTTGGTTTGTTGATTCCGTTCAAGTGCAATAACGGCATCACTGAGTTGTGCGATGCTGTGTGAACCTCTTAAGGAGCCCAGACTTACACGTGCTCCTTCCTCGTGACTTTGGTCACCACTAGGACGACGCAGGTGAGAGACAAGGAACAATGAGATGCCAGTCCGTTCCACAAGAGAACGAAGCTTGGTCATTGTCTGGTCGATCACCCGACGTTCGTCTCCATCAAGACCACTCAACAGAATGCTGAGGTGATCAAGGAAGACAATCTTTACGTCAAGACCTTGGGCAAGATACTCCACACGGTTATAAATAACATCGGGATCAAAACTACCGAAGCCATCAAAAAGATAAAGCGGCCAATGTCCAAGGGTTCTGGAGTAGACATCTGATAATTCAGTGCGTGAGTGTTCACCAATGTGGTAGGGCTTACCTTCAGCAACGGACATTAGTCCAAGAGCTGTGCGACGGTTGGATTCTTCTAAGGCCAGATATCCAACACGCTCACCCTTATTGAGTAAGTGTGTAGCAAGTTCTCTACAAAAAGAACTCTTCCCTGTCCCCGATCCAGCGGTCACGGTCACCAGTTCGCCATTTCTAATGCCATGAAGCTTGTCCTGTAACCCTTTAAATGGGTACTCGTAGAGTCCATCATCGTTAGGTTTAAGAATCTGCTCTAGGAGGCTCTTCGCTTCGACAATGCCGTCTGGGCGGTATGCGGAAGCGTTCCAGATTGCTTCTTTAATCGCTTGTACCTTGCCAGCCTGGAGTGCATCGGAAGCATCCTTGAAATCTGGCAAGTGAGCGATCTTAACCTTGCCTGGTGGCAATACCCCTGCCGCATCCTTCGCAGCTTGACGGCCTGGATCGTCGTTATCAAAGAAGAGGACAATCTCCTCATAACCCTGGAGCCACTCAAGCTGCCTTTGAATCGCACGCTTGGCCGAATTGGCACCATCCGGTATTGATACCATCGGCCAATTCCCCGAGTAAGCTTGATAACACGAAAGCGCATCAAGTTCTCCTTCAGTGATAACCACTCTCTTTCCAGAACTTGGGAAGAGCTGCTGTCCAAATAGTTGTCCATCAGGGTTGGTTCCCTCCCATCGGAATTGTTTGTCAGGTGTTTTTACCTTGGCACCAGTGCAGCTTCCATCCTTTGCGAAGTAATGGAAGTAGAGTTGATTGCCTTCTCGATGGACTCGATACTTTCGGCAAGTCTCTTCACTGAGGCCACGTTTAGGTAGTGGTTCGGGTGTTCCCTTAATGGGAAATGTCATCCGTGGTTTTGACGATGTGACAGTGTTGAATTCACCAGCCTCCCAATAGCCGCACCCAAAGCAGTAGCCGTGGCCATCGTCGTAACGACCAAGATTGTTTCTACTGCCACAATTAGGACAAGGTTCATGGGTTAGATACTTACTTGTTTCTGTATCGGGAAATGACAGCATTGATCAGCTTTTCGTAAATGTCAGCAGTGTTCTGGAAATACGAATGCCAATCATTGATGGCAGCAGCAAAAGCATTGACAACATCGTCAACACTTACTTCACCAGCCTTGATGGATTCCTCTGCTTCACACAAGACATCAGAGAAATACTGTTCAAGTCGTTTTTGTGGAGTCATTTTTGGGTGTGGAAACGTTGGATCAATTCTTCGTAGCTATCCAATGCATCTTCAAAGCCTTCGACAATGTCATTCGGTGAGGAATGTTTGTCGAGTGCCATGATCAGATTGGTAGCAAGATCTTTGATCAGCTCTACATCAGCCATTCGATTGGGATACTGTGGAACACGCACCATTGGAAGCCGTGTTTCTCGGCCCACTTTGCGTACGTAGTTTTTGATCCTTTGTAGATCTTGTTATAGGGCGATTGAAATACAAAGCGAATATCAAGGTTAGGGTTCTGATCCTTTACTGCCTTCATCTTTCGACGATCCTCTTCGGTCAGATGACCTTTCACCTCAAGATAAATTCCATTCGGCAAAAGAAAATCGGGGCAGTAATTGTGTTGAATCTGATATGCAACCTTGGTTGATTCGTACTCGTACTTCACGCCCAGGTTGGTGAGAAGATCAGCGACCTTCTCTTCCAACCCAGAGCGGAAAGCCATCGGAATCAGAAATCGATGTCGGTTTCAGTTGCAGGAGCCGGGGTCACATTCGGATCCTCAGCCTTGAATCCCTTGGTTTTACCAAAGAGTTCAGCAACATCTTCAGCATCCATATCACCAGTATCAACACCAGCACTACTGGAAAGACTGATAATCTGAATACCCTTCAACTTCAGACTGGTGCCGTAAGTAACACCATCCTTGAGGATGTAAGGTTTTTGGAAGAAGGCCAGCTTGACTGTCGATCCGCTATACACAGGCAATGCTGTGTTAGTAATCACAGTACCTTCGCTGTCCACAATCGTTGGGCAGTTCTCCTCATTCCAAGAGAACTTGACTTTATACTTACCATCGGAAACTTCTTCCCATGGTTCAGGCTTTAGCGTTGCACGCTTTGGGTTCTTCAACTTGGATTCACACCACTTGAGAACCTCAGTGCGGTCTGCTTCCAGTTGTTCGATGAGATCATCGGTAAAGACAGTAGCAAGAGAGTAACCAAACTTGCTGGGCTTCATCACAGCCTGATAACCTTCAAGGACAACAGGCTTTTCGGTGACGATAGTTTTGGCGGCCATTAACAAAAGAAATAGGTGGATTCAAGAACGGAATCAAGATCAAGATCACCAATGATTGGTGGTTCTGTCTCTGCTCCGATGGCTTCAGCAAAGTCCACAAGTGGATTGCTAGTTGAAAAGATTTCGCAGTAGGTTTCCCTAACTACGCGATTCAATGTGCCCATATCAGTTGCCCGACACAGGACTGAATCGTGGATCACCGTGAACGGTGCATTGAACTTCAGGAATGCTTGATGAAGGATCGAAGCATCCAATGAGTGAATAAGATTCGGAGCTGTGCTGGACTTATGACCAGCAACATCAGGGCCTTTAGGAGCGATATTTAAATTGATGTCACATCGTCCTAAAATTTTTAGCTCTACTCGTTTTGTTTTGAACTTACGTCTATTTTGCTTCACAATGAAGCCAGACGGTGTCTCCCAAATAAGGTGATCTACGCCGCGCTTAAACGCTGCGCCAACTTCTTGTTTGATCCAGTCCATGACACGCATTGGACCGGGGACAACTTCATACATGGCTTCTCTGACTGCGTTAACAATCAGAGTGAGTTCCTCTGGTGTGAACTCAGCACCCTTTTCCTTAAGAGCTTCACGGATGTAAGCCCTATTAGAATGTTTGGTGGCGTTGTATGGGATTGTCATGACTGTTCTCTTTGTGACCTTCCGATCAAGGAGAACAGCTAGGTGATCTGGCAGTTTTGGTTTAGCAACCTCAGCCACAACTTTGTATGCATCCTGTGGCTGATCTGACGGAAGAACATTTACCAACTTTGCAGTTGATTGATCCCTCGCCATACCAGCCAAGATCTGCAGACCTGAGCACGTAGCGTCAATAGCAACCGGCAGATTTGTCCAACTTCTTGTGCACTCAATGACACAAGCGTTGTATTCCTCACATGCAGCAAGGAACTGCCACGGCTCATCTGCAACCTCCCACTCGCCTATCTCCACTAGTGGAGCGTTAGCCACACGAGATATCAGGTCTTGGTTCTGGAGAACCCAGTCCTGGCGTTCTTTCATCGTGGCTTTGTCCAACCCGTAGGTTGTAGCCACTTGGAATGCCAACCAAGCCTCTGCTTCATCCGTCATGAACGACGGCTCAGCAAACTTCAGCAGGGATTTACCGAAGTCAGTGTCTTGTGGGGTGAGAAAGGCTGGGATTGGATACGTTCGACCTCGATAGTCAAAGGACCACGGGAGATAGAACTTATCTCTCTCCTTGAAGATCTTGACGGTCTCCATTGTCATTCGTGTACGGCATGACCGTTTGAATGACGCAGCGTTCTGGTTCATGGCCTCTGCTGCTTGCCGTCTGTACTCGTGCCTAGCCTCGTCGTTCTCCGCGATGTCGAACGGTTTGTTGGGGAGGGGTAGCTCAATGATCGGCAAGAACTTACCGACCTTGTACTGACGCTCCATCAAGGTCTCAGCCACGTCGACGATGAACTCGTTGAGCGTGTAGGCAACCTTTTGGAGCTTGTTCAAAAACAGGAGTGGTGTGTTCCCCTGTATTAGTGCGTGATCACCACGTCGGACCAGTTCATGCCCATGCATCACCTCGTTGAGTAGATAGCCACCAGACTTGATATGGCTCCAATCTCGGGGTGGGACCAGCATGGGCCACGCCATTGGAGCAAACATCAAAGCGTCTTGCATCAGCTCTTCCTTTTGCATGGCAAAGAGAAGGCTTGGAACGATGAGCGTTGGTGTTCCGTTGTGCCTGTTGACGGTGATCCGGTCAAACCAACCAGTCGCTTTCATCACACAATCCAGCAACCAGCCACCGAGCTTTGCCCTGACGACGGTCCCCCATGGCGTCCAATGATGATCGTGTCGATTCATCATCGTGCGAGTCACGGTGGCTTTCTGTTGGGTGCCACAGGCGCTGTGCCAGTACTGCCGCTTGATGCGGTCGTACAGGTCTTTGTCCTGTGACTCGTACCAACGAAGCTGACACTCCTGCTCTAGGGCTTGGCCAATGGCAGTGATCACGTTGGCGATCTCATTGGCCCGATCCTTAGGGCTGAACACCTTGTCAAAGGTCAGCTTCAACGCGATGGCTGCTGCTGCCTCTGGCTCGATCTCAGCGAGGTACTGGTGGATCGTGGCGAAGTCAGCTCCGTTTTTCCCCTTGTGGATGCGGCTCAGCGTGTCCTCTATGACCCGTGAGACCTCTCCAACGGCTGCCTGGATGCTGGCTGACCCATAGACCGTTGCCGACCCGTAGGAGCGCTCCTCCAGCTTGCGTGTGTTGTCCAGCAAGCGTTCCCGCCCGTAGGTAATGGCACGCTTTTCCAGCTCAATTTGTTGCTCGGTGAGAGCAGGTGAAACCATGTTGTCTCAAGAAATGTGTGCGGCTAGTACCGGTAAAAAGATCTATCCACTAGTGGAGCGACCTAGGCAAAAGAAAAGACGGGGACTAGCCCCGCCTTAACTCACCAATGCAGTGCTGAGAAACGCGAACCTGAAACTAGCGCGTCTACCAATTCCGCCACATCCGCAAGTGGCACAAGGTCAACTGCCGCAGTCGATTTCAAGGAAAAATCGAGTCGTCAGACCCTGCAAATCTCGGTTTGGGACTCGCCGAGATGGCGCTCCGAAGCCGATGAAAAGAGCGTATCACAGCACCGCTAGGAGCGGTTAGATCCGAGTCATTGCAGCTAGTTGTGGCATCTGAGCCAGCAACTGTTGCAAAGCATTAACCTGATTCAGGAGCTGGTCATAGGACGGTTGAGCGGGCTCCGGGGCAGGCTGCTGGGTAGCTCGCTGGAGTTGGGCATTGAGGGCCTCCTGCGCCTGGTTACGGGCCACATCCGATACCTTGCAGTAGCGAAGCGTGGTCTCGATCCGTTTGTGACCCATCAAGTCTTTGATGGTCATTGGCGGTACACCAGACTCATTGAGGAACGTGGCATAGCTATGACGCAGTGAATGAATCACATGCTTTTCATCAATCCCCACATACTTGCGGATCTTGTTGAACGAGCGTCGTAACGCATCAGCAGAGCCGAAGTCATCAGCAAAGATGTGCTTCTTGGGTGGCTGATCACGTGTCCTTTCAATCATGAACGGAAGGATCCGATCTTGAATTGGGATGACACGCCAGTTTTTGGCCTTGGTGACAAAACCGTCGCGCCCACCTACGTGGATCCGCAGGTTAGGGATGTCGACATCCATCACACGCAGCTTCTGAAGCTCACCTAGACGCATGCCTGTAAGCCCCAACGTCAGGAAGATTTCGCCCAACGCTGGGTAACCAAAGACATTGCATGAAGCCTCATACATCTGCTCCATCTGTGACATCGTGAACCACGTCAGACGTGACTCCGAACCACTGAACATCTCCAACGCATCAAACGGAGCTTCGTCAATAAAACGATGCCGTTTGCAATGATTGACGATAGTTCGGATGGTATCAATGACCTTGTTAGCTGTCTCCTTTGATGTCCAGTTGCGCTCATCTTCAAGCTCAAAGATTAGCTGAGTAACACCAGCCTGATCGAGCCTAGAGATTGGGTAACTAGCACCACGCAGTTCAAGTATGTGGTTAACTTGAATGGTGCGAAACATCGAAGGCTTCGCAATGTCACGTGGCCGTTGATCCTTAGGCAGTTTTTGAATGCGTTTCCATTCATCAACAGCCTTGCGTTCACGTACCCATGAATCGCGAGTCTTAAACGTGTACTCAGCACACTCACCAAATGTGCGACTAGGTGCCATAGAGAATCCTCTTGATTGTGAGGGCAAAACGTTCACCACGTGGTGTCATTGACAGGATCATTCGATTGCCCATCAACGGGTCTGGTTCCTTTTTAATTAGATTAGGGCCGGGTTTTCCGAACCTATCCCAATCAGAAAGCATGTCTGTATTGCGACTTGCACTAGCTGAACTCATCTTAAGATCTTTCTCAAGATCAGTTTGCAGTACACGTTCATGGATTGCGATGTAGACAAATGCTGCAACAGCTTGAGCCGGTAGGCTCTTTCTGAGAGCCCGAAACTCAGCCATCACCTCTAAAAGAGGTAACAAGTCTTCATCAACAACCTGCTTGAGGACCACTTTCGTCGGGATCAGACCAGTCCCAAACTAGCTCAAACTGATGGTACGCTGCATTAATGGAGGATCTTGTGCAGGAAAATTGCGGCTTTCGTGTAGCAAAGTGCCTCTGCCAACCGCAATAGAATCCGATGAAAGGTAAATACAACAAAGTCATGCGACCGGAAGAGACGAATCAAGATAGTACGCTCGTACTAGCGTGTCAATAGGAGTGTCGTCATATCGGCAAGCATATGCAGAATACGCATAGAGTGACGGGTAAACCGTTAGATCCATCAGATCCTCCGGTTCACATTGATCGCTGGTCAAAAGGATCATTCGGGAAGATAGTTAATAGTTCCGATCAAGGCATTGGTCAAGATGGTGACCTCATCATCAGAAAAGGCTGCGTCCTTAATGCGTTGATGAGCTTTTGATTCAAGCTTGTACGCATATTCACGTAGCTTGTTCTGCTTGCGGTCATAGACACGAATCACAGCACAGTAAGGTTGTGGCAGATGCCAGGTCATGACATCTTCCATCACTTCTTCAGCTGTTGCTGTTTCGATGTCGTTGTCGTTTAGGTTGTTCACCTCCTCCCATTCGTTGGGAAATGGATCTTTCTTGGCCATATGACGGTAATTTAAAGCATCGTTCTAATTCCTGGATAGATTCCAGGTCGCCCTCACAGTCAACTAGACATGCCTGCAGCATGCAGAATTGACGAGAAAGGCGTTTCTGTAGCGGTTCAGGCAAGGAGTTGCGTCCTTGTGTGAACGACAGCCTGTTTTACTGTCGTGGAAGAAAAATAGAGAGGGGCGTTACTTCACGCGCCACAACTCCCCTTGGGCGAGGATCCACTCTCAAGAGCGGTGGATCGGTGCTTCCTTATGTAGCCGTAGTGAGGGCTGCTCCGGCATTGGTATCAGAGGCTCGCGTCCCTGATGCGTATATGATGCCGCGTCTCTCCACTTGTGCAACGCTTACCGGCCAGTTGTTGTTTCGTCACACAGGGCACGCTCCACAAGGTACGCCACAAGGTTGCTCATGCTGCGTCCTTCGTTCTGGGAGCGTTCCTCAACACGCTTAAACACCGCCCTCGACAGCACAATGCTGAGTCGTTGGCTGGTGGTGCGTCTGTACTGGTTGTAGGCCATAAGCTGGGTGCGTCCTTGTGTCGTAACGTCCCTCCCCCACGGTACACCTGTACTACCCACGCATGGGCACAACAAAAGACCCCAGGGGAAAAACCCCCAGGGCCATGTGCCTGGCTACGTCCGCGATGGCCGGAACGCTGCCGTCTTTAGTTGTAAGGTGATCTTAGCATCATGCGATGGTTGCCTCTACTTTCCTTGCTTGTGTACCGTGAGCCTTAAAGGCAACAACACATGCGCGATCAGCAACAGAACATAACTTACACTCCGCACAGTTCTTGTCAGACCACTGGGCAGGGCAAACAAGGAACTTAACGCCATCATGTTCCCATTGTTTCCTTGTTTCGTTCTTGGGAACAATGCAGACGCTAGGTATGCCTTCCTTATGCAGTTCTGCAGCGTGGGTTTGGCTATGGGCTGAAGCGTTAACTGTTAGGCCGTGATTGTTGGAACGCTTGACCATAACAACATTATTCATATTATCCATCTTATGATGTGTATAAGTCCAAGCCACAAGCTTACGCTCAGCACAAGCGTCAGTGATTAACTCAAGTGCATGGGCGTTAATTAATCCGTTGGTGTGAGGTAAATCTCCTGCTTGATTGTGACGGAAACAGCTACCTTCTGGCAGTGTTCTCAATTCACGCACAAACGTTTCAATGTCATTCCCGCGTGGCTTCTCTCTGTATGGGCCATCAGATACTGCGTCCCAGTGTAGTTTCAATGGGCCAGTCTCGGCATAGCAACCATTACCAAACAAGGGGCAGGATGGAGAACAACTATCACGGGACGTTGTGCTGACTGCAATAGGTCCCGTCTTGGCGTTGCTGCTTTTCTTGGTGAGGTGATACCAGTGTGCCATGGTTAGTCTTTCCACTTGTGGAGAGTGATGGGTAAATCAAACAACCCAGAACAACGCATCGAGGAATTCTTCCTCATCTTCAAATGCTCGGGGATAACCTCTGCCTTGGTTGATTGTTTCGATGCGGTCTTGGTACTCTTCAGTCCAAGGAGCTTCATCAGGGAACATGTAAGGATGGTTCATTAGAAAGGGTTGCTCCAATTGTTTACTTGTTTGTCAGTGATGAGATCATCACGGTGCAGAGAGTCAATAAAGTTATTCCAGGCCTCTCGCTTCATAATGCTGTCGTGATCGTATGAACGACCGACGCATTCTCTGAATTCAGCTAGTGCTTGTGCTTTTGTCACGGTGAAGAACATGCAAAGAACAAAGAAGAACTAAAAGGGCAGGAAGTGGTAGGAATAGGATCAACGGCTTGTTTGTTGCACTTGTGGAGGATGCTGGGTAAATGGATCGACGCCCATTGCGCCTAAGATTGTGAGCGATGAAATGGCGACAGCGAATGTAAAGAATGCTGTGGTTTCGATGATGAGATGGAGGCGTGACATGGTGGTGGGTGCGTTCTTGTGATTAGTTGATCGCCATAGCTGCCCACTTGTCAGGGCCGCCGTGGAATTCTTCATAGGTGAGCACGTCGATGTAGGCGAATGGTTGTTCCTCGCTCAGAGCATCGCAGTAGCGCTCAGCGTGATCCTCAGTATCGAAGGAATGGAGGCCGACCCATTGGCCAGCGTCATCCATGCGGCAGACGTAGTAGTTCATTGGTGCTTGCAGTAGTGGAGAGAGGCAGCGAGCAGCGGTCGGGCTGTGCTGCGTGATCTGACACTAGGCCATGGTTGCTCCACTTGTGCAGTAGACAGTAACAGAACTTAATGGGCGAACAGATGTCATGACCACTACGTATTCGTATCACCAGTCATACCAATGGATCTCGGCGATTGTGGCTAAAATAATAGTTCATCCGTACCATTATTTGGTCGTTTGCAGCTAGTTTGTAGAACTAACGCGCTCGATTCCGGGACAAAGAGGGGCTATGGGGGTCAGCCTGCGCCCCCGCTATAGCGTATTGACTTAAGAAATTTTTGTCATAAACTAAAGACCCCTCCAGAATGGCCTAGACGGGCCTTGTTTTCACTCTTTGGTGTCAATATACCAAGGAGCAGTTAGACGCATCTCAGGGAGCCTTGTAGAGGCCTCTGACGGTTTCTCCGTATAAACCGGAGTGACACAATCAGGCATTGGTTCCTCCAACTTTTCATACTCCTCAATCGCTTCATCAACTGTCGTTGTCACACGATAGTCAATGAACTTCTCCTCTAACCAGACCAAGAGACCAAGCAGTAGATGATCTACCCACGGAATCTTAGTCTTCCACTCCTTATAAAGAGCCTTAAACTCATTTAGTTTTAAATGATCTACCATGATTCATTTCTAACCAGCCAGTATTCAACTCATTCCAGAATGCTCTTTGAAAGACCAAGTCAAAGTAGGGGTCATCAAAGGCAAATCTGAAGAGAAGAGCGCTGTAGAAGTTATGATAAGTTAATTGTATGACTTCAATCATGGCTCCACATCGCCTCACAAACATTGGGAAGATGCTGATACAACAAATCTTGCACTTGTGCCGCAATAATTGCATGTTCTCTTTGAGTACCATTAGCTGTTCTCAGGTCACAATAATGCAACCATGACCTAATGGTTCCATTCATGTACAACCTAGAGGGGGCAGCTAAAGGCAACACCTCTCTTGCACACTCTTTAGCGACACCAGAAGACACCATCTCCCTATAGAGATCCTCAGCTTCTGCAAAGTGTTGTTGAATACGACGAAGGAACTGTTGTTTCTTTGTTGTATCAAGATCATCTGTGCTGTTCTGACGGTTCTTCAGGTCTTGTTTCCGTAGTGATGGAATGACTGGAGTACCAATGGTAGTTACATCTGCATAGCGTTGACTAAATTCTTGAAATGAGAAGCTTCTATGCCTCAGGATTTGAGCTGCTATTGATCTAGTGGTATTAATCTCAACACACATGTTCACCATTTCAAATGGAGACCAATGTTGATGATCAATAAGGTACTTAATTAGTTTAGCACTGGTCTCAGTGTTTGATTGATTGGATGGGTTAGAGACCCTAGCCATGTAGCTAATGAGGTTCTCTGCTTCTGGAGTGATGTGAACAAGATTGACAGAATGCATTAGTGGTGATCGTTTTGGTAGTACGAAGAAGCTTTGATGTCATCCCAAGCTGTTGGGATATAACGTTTACGAGTACTTACCCGATATTCAGAATCGTAATAGTCATGAGAAACCTTGACTTGCTTAAGTTCATTAGTTGTTTTAGGGTGACGGAATAGATACTGTGGTTGATTACGATGTGTCTTAGACATAGGAATAGCTACTGAATTTTAAGTTACAAGAAATGAATCCTGTATCATTCAGATGGCCAATCAAGAAGCCATTCAGATGATCCCGATTCAATCTCCTCTAACCCCCAAGTAACAACTTCTACTTAGTAGTATAAGTAGTAATAGTAGTATCAGAATGAACTTCAGCAGTTTGCAGTTTCATCAAGATTCTGCATTCCCAGGATTCATTACAAGTAACTACTACTAATTGTGTCTTTTGTGTCATTTTGAGTTCAGTACTCACAGAATGTCCATTCCCAGGGACATTGATAGAGAGGGGAGTTGGGGATCACGTCTACGTGAGACACGACTCCCCCTTCCCCCGTTATAGTGCGTGATTAGAGCAGAAAGCTTGATATGACTTGTGTCTTATTTTGAGACCCACGTGGGAATACCTCCCCGTTTACTGCCCCCTCTAGCAGCCCTCCGTTGGTCAAGAGAGAAGCCCATCACGAGGTGATCTGTGGCGCTCTGAGGGTCGTCCAAGAATGTCTCAAGCAAGTCTTGCCAATCTTCCTGTTTACGGGCTTTAACGGCTTCGTAGGCACTGATGGACATGGCGTCAGTGAAATACTTCACCCCCTGAGCTAGGGAGTCCAATCTGTCGTCATGTTTAACGGCACCCTTCTCCCGGCACATCCGAGACATCTGGTAAAAGAGCATGTACAAGAGTCGCTCTTCTGGTGCTGCGTCTTTATTGGAGTTGTAGTCCCATTCCACAACCCCACGATCAACAATGAGACGGTGTTGGTTCATCACTGGCTCTAGAGCATCAATGATCCGGTCTTCCTTTCGGACATTGGCTCTGACTTCTTCTACGTCTATGGGTTGTTTGGTCTGTTGGAGGTGTTTTTTGAACAGTTCTGCGACGATACCATCACCGAAGTTGGTTTCGATGAGGAGTTTAGTAACATTGTAGCGCTTACACCCACGAAGGATGTCAAGAAGTGTACTGTCGCTATAACCATCGCGATACGCTCGTATTTCGTGAACGTAGAGAAAGCCATTCTTCTGAGAGATATAGGTTGCTGCGGTTTCGTCACTACCACGACCAGAGGGGTCTACGGAGCAGATCGTCTCGGTGTAGTCAGTCCACTCTCCTTGAAGTTGCATCGGGGAGTAGAAGTAATCACCCGGTAAGCCAACCGTAGGCAAATCTTTGAGCACATTACGAGGGTCACTGCACCACACAACAGCATCCGGCGCTTGAGTCGGATTAACGGAGGTAATGATGAGGTCTGAGAACTTAAGTGGGAACTTTTCTGCATCGCTCAACGTGGTATCAAGCATGAACTGCAACATGAAGTTGCTACGACCCATTGCTGCTTCCCGTTCCAATAGGTCATCGGATTGGAAACGGTCTGGATCAGTGGGCGTCCACTCCTCAGCACCCATCTCAATGTCTTCGACAATCTGTGGGGCTAGTAGGTTCTCGTATTGACTGAGCTTGTCCTTACGTGGGTAGCGAGCAGGCCAGACAAATGGACGATAGTTACGTTCTGCTAGCTTTCGGTAGATGGTGAAGGTAGTCTGTGGAGTGCCAAGGTACATAATGCGGCTGTCCTTCTTCGGTGTGAGGATGGACTCCGCTTCTGTACAGAGCTGAAGGAGCTTCTCTCGCATCATCTCGGTCATCGAGTTACCAGGAACTTCGATGTCATCAAGAATCATCAGGTCAGCACGAGAACCCGTGAGCTGACCTGTAATACCGACTGACTTAACTGATGGTGCTTGGTGAGGAGAGCAGTTGACATCAAAGCTGATGCGTGACCACCGGGCATCATCCGACTTCGGTCTTAGATGACTTAGCCACGGGGTTTCAATGATCAGCTTCTGAAGGAAGATGGACATGTTATCTGCACGCTCTTTTGAAGCGGAGATGATCATGATCTTTTTTTCGGGGTTATTAAAGAGTGTCCACAACACAAAGGCACCTGTGATCCAGCTCTTACCGACACCACGAAAGGCTTGGATCTGTAGTCGTTTTGGCCCTAGTTGCAGGTAGTCAGCAATGGCGTATTGAGCACGAGTAGGAGAAGGAAGATCGAGCTGTTGCCACAGTGCTTGCAGAAACAGCTTGAAATCGCCCCGTAAAGCCTCAAGTATATCGTTCACGGTAGATTGTACCTAAATAGAAAAAGAGAGGCCTTCCAGGGGCTTCCAGAGGCCTCTCAGCGTGTGTTATGAATCAGTCGTAATACTTACGACGAAGACGGTCATACTCCTTGACCTTCTTCATGTCAGGTTTCTTGTCGGCATACTTGCTGCCATCAACCTTGGTGTTGGGTTCATAGCCGGAGTCTTGACCGAACTTGTTGTCTACGCTCTTGAAGCGAGACTTCTGTTGATCAGGAGCTTGACCGCGCTTGTAACCAAAGGTCTTTTCAAACAAGTTACCCCGGTAATCCTTGTTCTGGTTCTTCATCCCAGCGTCAGCAGCAGGTCCTGGTTGACGACGAGGAGCTGCAGGTGCAGAACTACTACCCCGTGATTGAGTGGAACCACTCCCGGATTGGGTGGGAGCGGGAGGTTTGGGCTTAGCAGCGGGAGGATTACCAACACCTTTTAGACGCTGGCGTTCTGCAGCAATTTGTTGGTTGCGGTAATCGTTATATACTTTGCTGCCAGTAGGTGCAGCTTGGTAGTCACGCTTGTTTTTCTTGTCAGAAACCCGTACACCGGTGCTACTGCTAGAGTTTGATGGCTTAGTTGCAGGTTTATTTCGTCCTAACACGTCATCCATAAGACGTTGACCCCTGTTCGGGTCAACAACCTTGTACTTATCAGCACGCTGCTTGTCAGTGAGACGCATGTCATCAACGTAGTTAGCGGCGCCAAGGAGGGCTGCAGCTGCATTCAGCCGACCGACACCTAGGGCACCGACACGTCCGGTGGGTTTAGGTGCGGCAGGAGACGGTTTAGGAATACTGGGTGCCTTGAAAGACCCAGTAGGCTTTGCAGATGGTGTCGAGCTAGCACGAGGGCCTTGAGTTGCAGACCTTAGTTGCTGTGCCCCAGCACGAGGAAGGTTGGTTCCTTGAGCCCGAGAGTTGGGCAACGTGATTGGCTTATTACCAGTTCGGAACTGTGTATTTGATGAGGGAGCTTTAGTACGTGAGTTTTGAGGTGTAGGTGCTTTCCAAGGGTCGCTAGGTTTCGATGCCTTGCTGGTAGTAACTTTTGCAGAACCGGTATTGGTACGCTGTTCGCTATTGCTAACCTTAGCGTTTGAAACCTTCTGACGGTTAGCCCGTTGTGGGTTCTGCCCTTGAGTGACGGGCTTAGTGGTCTTACGCTTGCTACGGTTATTAGAAGAGGTAGGAGTTGCCATAATTAATTAATCCAAGAGAGAATAAGCTGTTCTTTGTTGGGGTTTTCACCGAAGGTGGCTCTCATCCATTGGAGCCAGTTTTGACTTCCCTTTGCCTGATTACACGATCTACAACTGGGCACAAGATTGGATGTAAGGTCAGAGCCTCCAAATGCTTTAGGTCGAACATGATCAAGAGTAAGTTCATTAGCGTCATAAGTTTCTCCGCAGTAAACACATTGACAGTTGAAGTGCTCTTTAATGGCTTTACGCCAGAGCCGCTTTGCTTCAGGGCTTGTCATGGTTATTAGGTTTTGGAGATAGTGATCAGGCGAGGGAAGAAGGGGAGTCATTACCGTGTAGCGTTCGTCTTACGTGCTCCCTTTGCACGGTTAGCTTTACGTGGAACGATCTTCAGGTTCTCACGTGAATTATTCATTGGGTTATTATCTTTGTGGTCGACTTCATAACCACTTGGGATATCACCCATTGATCGACGTGCTCTTGCTCGTGCAGCATCCTCTTTGCGATGCTCACGACGGTATGACTTTAGATATTCAGCACGTGCTTTATACTCTTTTTTCCAGTCGCGTGCCATTCAACCGACTCCGTACTAATTCAGGATCAACCTTGGGGAGGATGTTGACAAGTTGATCAAGAGGGGAACCTTCAAGTGCAACTCCAGTAATGTCATTCTTAGCAAGCCAATCACAAGCTGCTTTCAGGTCTGCAGTGGATGCCTCACCGGATTTAATACGGCTAATGAGTTCTGCAGTGACAAGGTTATGAAGTTCGTTAAAAGTATCTTCTGTGGCCTTAGCTTTCTTAGCCATTTCTCAAAACAATTTGATCCAGCTTATTCTCAATGCGGATCATGTGATCCTCCATCTTTTGAAGTGCTGAGGATAGTTCTTCACGTTGCACATATTTCTCTGCGATACGCAGTTCAACTTGATCGATGCGTTTGTCGACTTCAGAGATACGGTTATGCATACGTGAATGTAGTGCAACTACTGCAGTAAAGACGGCAACTGTGCCGGATACAATGGCTTCAATCATGCTGCTCCATCAACCGAATAAGCTTTTGTGGGTAGATGGGATCTGTAGCGTAACCTTCACGCTTCAGTAGATACGCACAGTCTTCACGAGTAGCTGCTCGGTTGACACCTTTGTAG